CCATCGGGCCCAATGATGATGAGCTCTACAAAAGCGCGGATCAATATCTCAAGGATTACGACGAACTTTATACCACGGCCAAAGACCAGGAGCAGAGCGGCAGGCTGTATGCGGCCTATGGCTCCATGGCCGATGCCTGGGGAAACCTGAAAAACGCTGACGGGGAAACCCGGTACGCGCTGGAAAAGGCGGAGGAAGCGCTGCCCTGGCTGCAAACAAAGGAAGGCGAATTAACCGACGAGGAAAAACGGCAGCTTACCGCCTACGGGCAGAGCCAGCAGGCGAAGTTGGACGAGTACCGGGAAATCATGGGCGGCCAGCAGCTCGACAGGAAACAGCAGTACCTGCTCAATCAGTACCGGCAGACGCCGGAGGGCGCGCGGGACTGGCTGGAGGACGCCAAGGGCACCGCGGAGGAGGAAGAGGCAAAACGAAATGATTGGTTCGTGGAGCGCAGCAGCCATTACGCGGAGATCATGAGCAGGCCGGATTATGAAGAAATATCGCAGATCAATCCTGACTTTTTGACGGAAGAGCACTACGCCAAAGTAAACGGCATGCGGCCTGCCAACCAAGAGGTTGACCCGCTGGCGGCCATGCCGTCCACGGTGCTGGTGAACGCGCTGACCACCAAGCAGACCAACCTGGAGCCGGAGGAAGCTAAGCTGTATAACGCAATCGCCAACACCGAGGGATTGGCGAAGGCCGAGGAATATCTGGATTACATGCAGTACGAATTAGGCGAACGCATGAACCGGAAAGCGGCGCAAGGCGTGTACGACGTGACGCAAAAGGAAGGCGCGGAAGGCGTGGCCGGTGCTGTGGCGGCGTCGTTGCTGCAAATTCCCGCGGCGGCCATGCGGGGCATTGGCTATCTGGATGTGATGGCGCAAAATGCGCGGAATGCCCTGGGCGGCGAATATCGGCCTGTGAACCGGGAAGGCGCGGCACAGCTTGCGGGCACCATCGAGGACGCGGCCCAGCAGGGCGTGATGGATCAGGTGAATTGGAACGTGAACCTTGGCGGGCGTGACGTGGACATGTTCGACCAGCTTTACGGCACCGGCATGAGCGGCGTGAAATCCCTGGCCAGCGGCGCGGCGGGAAACTGGGGCGGCGCTGCGATCCTGGGCCTTGGCGCGGCGCAGAGCGCCATGCGGGACGCCTATGAGCGCGGCGGGAACGATACCCAGGCGGCGGCGGTGGGCACCCTGGCCGGGATCGCAGAAACCCTTTTTGAGCATATCAGCCTTGAAAAATTTTACGACGAGGCAAAACACCTGGGAACCGGAAAGGTGCGGGACAAAATACTGAATGTAATTGCCCAGGCCGGAATCAACGCAAGCGAGGAGGCCAACACCGAAGCGGCCAACCTGCTGGCGGACTGGCTCATCATGGGCGACAAAAGCCAGGTAATCCAGGGCTACCAGGAGCGGAAGGCCCTGGGCATGGAGGACAAGGACAACCGGCAGCGGATGTTTGCGGACATCGCCTGGCAATTGGGAGAAGCCGCGGCCGGCGGCGCGCTGATGGGCGGGGCCTTCGGCGCGATCAGCAACGCGACGAGCCAGCACGCGGCCAACAGGTTTGATAAAGAAAGCGGCGGCTATTTTTCCCAGGAGAACAAAGACCGGCTTTGGCGCATGGCCGAGGCCCTGGGCGGCGACGCGCAGACGCTTGCGGGGAAAGTGAGCGCGGACAAGGCCAGCAATAAACAGGTTGGGCAGATGTGGCGCACGATCGCGGAGAAATTGCCCGAGCAAATGCGCAGCACACTGACCGCGGCGGCGGCCCGGGACATTGCCGACCGGCTGGACGCGCTGCCTGACGACGGAAGCAAAAGCCAGATCGCCGAGGCCGTGGCGGACATGATGATGGGCCAGGAGCTGGAGCCGGAGCAGATCCAGCTGCTGGCGAAAAACCAGAACGCCATGGAGATGGTGGCGGATATTATGGGTGTGGCGGAAACACAGCAGGAAGCGCCGGCCGCTGCGGAGAATGCAGCGAATCCTGCGCAGGAGACCGCGGAAACGCAGCAGACAGCGCCGGAGGCTGTGCCGGAAGCCGTGGAAGCGCCGGAGACCGTGGAAACGCAGGAAACAGCGCCGGAGGCCCAGGAAGCGGAACAGGAAGCGCCGGAAGCGCAGAAGCCTGCGCCGGAGCCTTACCGGATTAAGCGGGCCGACGGAACAGAGAGCAAGGTAAAAGGCATCAAACGGGAAGACGGCGTGCTGCGCCTGGAATTGGAGGACGGCAGCAGCGCGGCGCTTGAGGAGATAGATACCGACGAAGGCAGCAAAAGCGTGTTGGGCCGGGCCGCGTTTATGGACGACGACAGAGCCGCCCAGGATATGGTCAAACGTTTTCAGGGCGGCGACGCGGAGAGCGGCGATGATTACGCCCACGGCTATGTCAAGGTCTACGATCAGGCCCGGAAGGGCAAAAACTTTGACGCCGTGAAAAGCCTTTTTGCCGATGATCTGACTGACGAACAGCGCCGGGCGGCCTGGGAAGCCGGAAACGCACGATGGCAGGCCGAGAGCGCGGAACGCAGAGAAAAAACCAAGGCGGCGGCCAAGACGGCGGGTTTCGCCGTGCTCACCGACGAATACCGGCGAGGGAAAAACAGCGGGCTTTATGTGGCCGAGGCCGCCGACGGGCTGACGGACAAGGCCGGGAACGTGCGGGAAAATGTGCGGGAGCAGTTGAAAATCATTGATCAGTTCGCGAGGAAAGCCGGTTTGCAGGTGCGGGTTTATGATACCCTGGAAACCACGGAAAACGCCCATTACGAGACGGGCACAAACGTGGTGAACCTGGCGCTTGACGCGGAGCAGGGCGCGCTGGTGCGCACGGCAAGCCATGAGGGATATCACTATATCGAGAGCTTTTCCAGGGATCAGGCCAACAAGATCAAAAAATTCGTGCTGGACACTCTGGCCCAGAAAAACGGCTATGCGCTGGAGGATCGGATCAGCGAGGTGATGGAACAGTACCAGGACGGAAACGGCCAGGCCATCACCCGGGAACAGGCGGAAAGTGAAATCGTGGCCGACAGCATGCTGGACGTGATCGGCAACGAAAAAACCATGCGGGAGTTGTTCCGGGAAGACCGCACGCTGGCCCAGAAAATCGGGGACTGGATCAAAACCACGGCAGCGCGGATCCGGGAGCTGCTGAAAAACGTATCGCGGAAAAGCCCGGAAACCCAGGCGCTGATGGATGATGCTGAGTACATGGACAAGCTGTCCGAGATGTACGCGGAAGGCATCCGGCAGGCTCGAGACAATTACCAGCGCAGCAGCGACGGCCTGAACGCCGCCACCTATCAGGACGCAGACGTGCGGGCCTATGTGGACGCCATGCAGAGCGCGGCCACGGCGGAGGACGCCGAGGCGGAGCTGTACGGACTGGCCGGGAGATTGTATGCGCGGGCGGAAAAGGGCTGGATCAGCGGCCACATAGACGAAGCCGAGGCCGGTTATGATCGATTTGTGGAGGCTTTAAAAACCTATGGCCGCGGGGAAATGGCCCTGGCCAACGCTCTGGAGCAGCAGGGACTGGAGGCCCAGCCCTTTGAGATGAATCAGGCGCTGACCTATGCGGCGGTAAGGCTGGCCAATGACCAGCAAATAACGGAGGGCGAAAAAATAGACGTGCCCAGCCGGGAATACAGCCTGCGGACCGACGCCGAGGAACGCAGCCAGGCGGCCGCCGTGGAGAGCGTGCGGGAAGACGCGGACCTGTATGCCTACATGCGCCAGAACAAGGACGCCGCGGCGGCTTTGCGCATGGTGGAGCAGCTGCACCGGCTGACCACCCAGGGCGGCGAGGACGCCATGATCAAGCCGGGCGCCTGGGAAAAGCGGCTCTCCGAAATCGCCGGGAAGATGTTGGCCGATACCGGCAGCCAGTACAGCAAGCGAAAATTGATGGCCGACCTGCGGAAAATCTACGGGGCTATGGATCAGGCCGATTACAGCGCCGGGGACATCTTAGAATACGGGAAACAGGCCATGCAGGCCATGCTGGAGGCCGCGCCGGGCACCCTGGTGGAGCTGGACGACAGCAGCAAGGAAATCCTGCGCATACTGCGGACCAGGGCCTTTTCGCTCTCTGAGGGCCAGAAAAGCGAAATCAAAGGCACCTATGGCAGTGTGAGCGATTACACGCGTAAGAATTTTGGCAAGATGAGGATCCGCCAACAGGCCGCCAACGTGGCCACGCTGGAGGACGTGTGGCGGGAGGACTTGCAGCGGCTGGCTCCGGGAACATTTGCGGAGGACGCCAACCCCGCGGACATGCCGGGCATCCTGGACGCCTGGATGGAGCACGCCAGGGAAAAGCGCTTTGACGGAAGCGGGTACGGGGCCAATATTGGCGCGTATGCGACGGAGCAGGCCCTGAATGCAATGCTTGATTATTATAGTTTGCCAGAGCAGATTGGGCCGAATGAAAAAATTATAAAGCTGCACGAGGAAAACCGTGAAATGTTTAACCGCGTGCAAAGGATCAGAAATCAAGCAAGAAGCAGCGTGAACCGGGCGCAAGCAGCCTATGAAATGCGCTACAAAAGCCGCATTGAGAGCTGGCAGGAACGGAGGGAAACAACCGAACGGAAACAGGAGCTGCGGGACCGGATCGCCCGGGACGTGAGGGCCATCAACACCATGAACACGAAGGCAACGGATCAGCGGCACGTGCCGGAGGAAATGCGCAGCGCGGCGCTGGCTGCCGTGCGGCCGTTTTTGGATCAGACCGGCGTGTTTACCCGGGCCGAGCTGGAGCAGCTGGGCTTTGAGTATGCCCAGCTCGAGGAGCGGGCCGGGGAAATCCGGGGATTTGATCCGGAAATCCTTGAAAAAATCGGAGAACTCCGGGACACCCTGAAGGGTCGGCGAATGCGCAAATTGAACGAAGCGGAATTGCAGGACGTGGCCGACGTGGTGGGCAACCTGCACAAAATGATCATCGATGCCAACGAGGCCTTTGTGGCGGGCCGGAAAACCACCGTGGACGCCCTGAGCTATCAGCTCAAACAGGACATGGAGCGCAAAAAGCCGGCGAAAAGCGGCAGGTTTGCCGAGGCCGTGCGCTCCATCAGCTACAAAGAGACCACACCGACCTATTACGCGGACCGCGTGGGCGGCGTGATCAAGGAAATGATCGGCGATCTCTATGTGGGCCAGAACGAATGGGCTTTTACCATGGATAAAACGAAAAAATACCTGGACGGAGAAGGGAGAGGAAAGAAAAAAACCAAAGGCATTTTGGAGGCTTACCACGTCAACGATTGGATCAACGATCCGCAGCAGCTGCGGTTTACCACGGCCCGGGGTGATCTGATCGAAGTCAACCGCCGGGAGGCCCTGACGCTGTACGCCACCTGGAAACGCGAGACCACCAACAAACAGCAGGGCGCGAACCACCTGCGGATTGGCGGCTTTATGTACGCCAAAGACGCCAAACACGAGGGAATCGACACCATGCAGCCCCATCCATTGAACGAAACCGACATGGAGACAATCAAAAACTGGATGGGCAAGGAACAGATGGAATTCGCCGACGAAATGGTGCGGTATCTGTCCGAGGATATGAGCAAAATCGGCAATGAGGTTTCCATGCGGATGTATGGCTATGAAAAATTCCGCGAAAAGTATTATTTTCCATACAGCACAGATAAGCGGTTTTTGGTGGGCGACCTGACCCAGACCGGAGAAATCCAGAAACAGCCCAAAAGCGCGGGCTTTACCAAGGCCACACAGAAAAAGGCCCAGACGCCGCTGGTGATCGGGGACTTCATGGAAATCTGGGGCGGCCATGTGAACCAAATGGCGCTTTATCAAGCATTCGCAGAACGGATCGACACCATGAGCCGCGTCATGAACGACCATGCGGCAGGGGAACGGATGCTCAACAGCGTGACCGGCGAGGAGCATGTGATCAGCCCGGAGAGCAACTGGCTGACCATGGAGCGGGCCATGGGCGCGGAGGCTGTGCAGTACCTGAAAACCCTGGCCCGGGACGTTTCCGGCGGCGTGCGCGCCGACGAACGCGGCATGATGGCACAGGGCCTGACAGCTTTTAAGAAGGCGGCGGTTGCGGCAAACCTCTCCGTTGTGGTGCAGCAGCCGACGGCATACGCCCGGGCCATGATGATGATCAATCCCGTTTACATGATGGCCAACAACCCGGCGAAGATCGGCCAGAACGTGAAAAACATGTACAAATATTCCGGCGTGGCCATCATCAAGGATATGGGCAAATTTGACACAGGAACCGGAAAAGGCGCTGTGTCCTGGCTGACGGATGGCGTGCAGGACGAAAGCCGGCTGCGGCGCGTTATGGATAAAGCGGACGACTTTGCCGGGAAAGGAGCGGAAAAAGCCGATGAATGGACCTGGGGCCTTTTGTGGGGAGCCGTGGAAAACGAAACCAGGCACACGCGGCCAGAGCTGGAGGCCGGAAGCGATGAGTTTTACCAGGCAGTCGCGGCGCGGTTTGAGGACGTGGTAAACCATACCCAGGTTTATGACAGTGTGCTGAGCCGATCCCAGTGGATGCGCAGCAACACCACCATGGATAAAATGGTAACGTCGTTTATGTCCGAGCCCACATTATCCTATAACATGCTCCAGGGCGCGCTGATCGACAAGGAACCGGGATGGCAGCGGAGAGCGGCCCGGGCGGCTGGCGTATTTGTTGTAAACAGCCTGCTGACGGCGCTGGCAAAAAGCCTGGTGACGGCGGCGCGGAAAAAGGAGGACGGGAAAACCTACTTGGAGAAATACCTTGGCGAAGCGGCGGCGAATTTTACCGAGGACGTGAGCCCCTTCGGCCTGGCCGGGCTGATCCCCTGGGCCCGGGACGTGGTGAGCATCTTCCAGGGCTACGACGTGGAGCGCTCCGATATGGACGCCGTGGTGCAGCTCAAGCGGGCGATTGATATTCTGCAAAATGATAAAAAATCGTTCCAGGACAAAGCCGTGGCCATTGGCGGGGCCGTGGGCAACATCTTCGGCGTGCCGATCAAAAACGTGATCCGGGACGCGGAAGCGATGTATCGTAACCTGTTTGGGAACGGCAGCGCGAACCGGGAGAGCAAATATATCGGGCAGAGCCTGCTGGAGAACATCAACCTGGCGGCCCCGGTGTGGACCTATGACAGCAGCAAAACGGCATACTATGGCCGCACGGTGGACGCCATGGCAGCCGGCGACGAGGAGCGCGTGGATTATCTGCGCGGCTATCTTGGCGAAGCGCTGCAAACCGATGGGAAAACCATTGCCACAGGCGAAAAAGGCGCCATGAAGGATCGCGTGCTGAGCGGCGACATGGAAGACGAGGAAGCCGTGGCCATGCTGGGAAAATGGCTGGGCCTGGAGGAAAAGGACGGCTGGGGCGAGGTGATCAGATGGCAGGAAAACGCAGAGCATGAGGGGGAAATCGGCTATAATTACTCGAAATACAAGGAACTTTCCACAGTGATCCTGGCGGGCGGCGATGTGACCGAGGCCAAGGAAAAATTGAAGAAACAGGAGGTATCCGAGAAGGATTATATTAGCAACGTAAAGTCGATCCTGAAAGATGCATACGTCGGCGGCGAAATCACCAGGGCGGCGGCGGAGGAAAAGCTGCGGAAATATGCGGGCATGAAATCCGGGACGGATGACATGTATTGGCTGCTGGACGAATGGGACAAGAAAAAGCAGAACCCCGACGGCAAATACAGCAGATACGGCGACCTTTACGCGGCCATTGACAAAGGGAAAAACCCGGCCAATGAGGTTAAAAAGCTGATACAGCACGGGATCGAGGGAAAAACCATTGCGTCCCAGTTGACGAGCCAATATAAAGAGCAATATATCAATCTGGTGAAATCCGGGAAGAGCACACAGGCCGCCAATCTCAAGGCTTGGCTGCTGACGGCCTATGAAGCGGCGGGGTTTGATCGGGCCAAAAAACAGAAAGATATAGAGAAGTGGCTGGACTCTAAATCTGGGAAATGATCTGCTATAATGGGCAAAATGAAAGGAGGGTTGGAACATGAAAAAACTGATTGCGGCAATGCTGGCGCTGGTGATGCTGGCCTGCTGGCCTGGGTCGGCCGAGAGTGTGGGCAGCCCCACGGTGGCGGGGCTGTACAAGTTGGAATCGCCGTTTGTTCGCTTGAACGAACAGCAGGGGCTGAAATACGCGATCCTGGACGCCGTTCAGGTGGACATCGCGCTCTACGCAATGAACGAGGAGCAGACGATCACGGTGTGGATTGATTGGCCCACGATCCCGGCGGCAGGGCTGGAGGGCGTGGCGCTGTTTGACGGGTATCACCTGATCCAAGGGCAGTGGATGCGGACCGGAGATCATGCACTTGTGGTTTCCTGGCATGTGCCCGACTTATGGGCGCTGTATGGGACTGTGGGCCTTGACTTAATCGTATACGGAAACGCGGCGGAGGTGTGGAGCCATGAGAAATAAAATACCGGAAATCTGCGCCGCGTTCCTGGGCGCGGTGGCAAGTTTCTTCACGGGCATGCCGCCCATCGTGTGGGTGCTGCTGGCGGTGATCACGCTGGATTACATCACCGGCATACTGTGCGGCGCGCTGGGCAAAAGCCCGAAAACCCAGACGGGCGGCCTGAGCAGCGCCACGGCGTTTCAGGGGCTGCTCAAAAAAGTGGTGATATTGGTAGTCGTGGGCCTGGCGGCTCTGGTGGATCACGCAATCACCGTGTCCGCCGGAATCGAAATGGCCGCTGTCACCGGGGCCTGCTGCCTTTGGTTCGTGGCCAGCGAGGGCCTGAGCATCCTGGAGAATGCCGCGGCCATGGGCGTGCCCATTCCCGGCGTGCTGCTGGAGGCGCTGGAAATCATGCGGAGGAAAGGAAAGGGCAGCCATGAAGAAGCTGGATTAAAAAATGATGATGAGTAAAAAATAAGCCGCCCAAGGGGCGGCTGAAAACAGAGACACAGGCGGAGGAATAATTCGTTATTTCCTCCGATGTGTCTCTTTTTAGTTAAATAAAAAATCAACGGGAAACGGGGTGGAGGGTTAGGGTGATATAAGGTCGCGGGTCCTGGTTGCGGTAGAGGTGGGCGTTTTTTTGGTAATCGATGGAGGAGAGGACGGAGGCGAGGAGGGCGCGCTGCTCCTGGGGAGTCTGGGCCAGGGGCCAGGCGGAGAGAACGCGCTGGATATCAGGCAAGAGGCGGATGATCTGCGCGGTTGGATCGGCGGGCGGGTTGGCGGCGTCGGATTCCAGGCGCTGGAGCTCTGCGGCGGCGGCTTCGATCTTGGCCGTGAGGGTGGCGCGGCGCTCCAGGTACTCATCGGCAGAGTAGATGCCCTGCTCCAGGAGATCACGGGCGGCGTTTAATTGGCGTTTGGCGGTTTCGATGGCGGCGCGGGCAAGGGCGATTTCCTTGGTGTGATCAGGCGCGGCGGGGGCCGCGGGGAGGGCTTGGCCCTGGTAATCGTGGAGCCAGGCGCGGAGAGTATCCAGCACCATGGACAAAACCACATCCAGGGAAGCGGCGGAACAGGGGCAGCGGTCGGTGCGGCAGGTGACGAACACGCCCCATTTTTCGGGTTTGCGGACCATGGTGCGGCCGCAGATGGCGCAGCGGAGCAAACCAGCCAAGGGGCTGGAGATGGGCTTGTTGGTGGCGGGCATGGACGTGCGCAGGGCGGCGGCGCGGTCGCGGGCGGCCTGGTAGGTTTCCGGGGATATGATGGGATCGTGGAGGCCGCGGACGAGGATCTCGTTGGGCGATTTTGGACGTTTTACCCCGTTTGCCTGGGCAGGCATGCCGGAGGCGGCATAGTTTTGCCGGGCGTTCCACCGCACGAAACCGGCCAGCACGGGCTGATTGAGCATGGCGCGGATGCTGTGATCCGTCCATTCCCGGCCAAATGAGGTTTTGACGCCCAGGGCGTTGAGGCGGCGGGCAATCTCGTGCTTGGACAGGCTGCTATTTAAGTACCAATCATAGACCATGCGGACGATAGCGGCTTCCTCCGGGATTTGCTCCAACGTATAGCCGCGGTTGTTGGCGCAGCGCACGACGCGATAGCCGAATGGCCGACGGGCCCCGACGTAATGGCCTTCCCGGACGGAGGCGGCGCGGCCTGCCTGCAATCGGCGGTTGATGGCCTTGTATTCCCGGCGGGCCATGAAAAGGGAAAATTCAAAGAATTCCTCGTCCATTTCATTGCGCGGGTCATAGGTTTTGTTTGGCGTGATGATCCGCGTGCCGCTGGACTTGAACGTCTGGGCCACAATGCCCTGGTCGATGGTGTCGCCCCGGGCCAGGCGCTCCACCTCTGTGCAGAGGACGCCCTGCCATTTGCCGTCGGCCACCTCCTGGAGGAGCCGCTGCATCATGGGCCGGGCGGCGATGGTGTCGCCGGAGACGATTTCCCGATACACGGCGCCGGGCGGAATGGAGAGGCCCAGCTGATCGGCAAGGCGCGTGAGAATCTGAAAATGCCGGGCCAGGGTTTCCCCTTCGCCGCGGGCTTCGGCCTCCAGGTCGGCGCGGCTTTTGCGGAGGTACATGCAATAGATAGGGCATCACTCCCTTGGTTGTATTTCAGCGGCCTCGCCGGTGGCGTAGTCAATGGCAAAGCCGGGCTGCTCGTTGGGCATATAGGCCAGGATGGAGAGGGCCGGGGAACGGAGAGACGCGGCGAAGAGCCACAAGCCACGGGGCATGACGTCGCCGGGCCGGTAGACGGGGAAAACGGCATAGCAGACGGCGTCCTCCGGATGATCCTGCAAAAAACGGTAAATCTCTTTTTCATGGGGCCACATGATCACCTGGTTGAGATCGTGGGTGCCGGTGATGAGGTTGTCCGCGGCATCAGAGCCGCCGAACAGGCTGCCGAGAAGGTGCGTGCGATTGTACAGCCAGCCGCCGTTGGGAATGCTATCAAACCGCAGAGAGCGATAGCCCGGCGGCTGCACGGCGCGGATGGACGAGGACGGAGCAGCCGGCAGCGCGGAAGCCGTGAGCACAGCAAACACAGGCCCCGGCCGGCCCTGAGCATCCTGGCCGGTGTAGATGATCCGGGGCTGTAAGGCGCAAAAAACGCAAAAAATGAGCGCTACGAGGCGCAGATGTGTGCGCATGGCTTATTCCTGCGTTTTGAGCCAATTGAGCAAATCTCTATATGTATCAGGGAAATCATAATCACGAGCGATCATCCAATCGCCGACGGCGTCTACAGCATCATCGAAACCTTGGACATATCCGGCGCGCCAGGCGTTGGAATGTTCGTCGCCATCATAATAATCAATATAGTCGCGCACATATGCGGGCACCTTGTCCGCGTTGTAGGCGTTGGCGTTGGGCGTGAATAAATCGCGGATCAGCGGGAAAACCAGCACGATAATCACAGCGGCGACCAGGAGATACCATTTCCAATCATCATTATGCACGAAAAAGCCCCCTTTCACGGATTGCAGCGCTGGCAGGGCTTATAGCCCATATCGATCACGGATTCCCGGGTGCCGGTGTAGTCCCGGCGGTTCTTGGCCTTCATCTGATCCACGGAGGAACAGGTGGGCTTGTGAAATTTTTTGGTATTGGTATTGAGCACATAGGAGCGCACGGCGGCGGGCGTGGGCGTGGCGGTGATCAAGCGGCGGGCCGTTGAGGGCTTGGCGGTGGGCCTGGCTGTGGGCTTGGCGGTCGCCTGATAGGTCACGCTGGAGGATGCGCCGGAGGCCGAGGCCCGGACATTGTCCGGGGATGGATTGGCGCTGAATAAAATGTAACCAATCAGGCCCAGGCAAACAATGGTGATAAAAACGGAATACTTGCGCATGGAATCGCCTCCGGAATTGTACTCTTTTATTTACATGGTATCATATAGGAAAGGAAATGTAAATAAAAATATACAAAAAAAAGAGGGACAGCGCCGGAGCGCTATCCCAAAGCAAGGAATTGGTGTAGCATGGTTATTATATGCGACAAAAAACACAAAGTCAAGCAGAAAAGCCGCCGAGAGGGCGGCTTTTTTCATGCGGTAACATCGCTATCGGGCGGGGAAGAAGATGATTTTTCCTGCTCGTTGAGGAGCCGGGCCAAATCGTACCGGGCATTTTTTTCCCTGGGGCTGACGGCGATGGCGGCGGCGACAGTGGCGTTATCGTCGCGCAGCAGCGAGTTGACCACCAGGCGGGCATAGGCCAGGACGGCGGCCTGTTGATCCGGGGCCAGTGCGTCGAAGGCATAGAGCAGCTTTGCGCATATCTCCGGGAATGAGAACTGCTGCACCAGATCGTCAACGGGGCTGGCCTGAGGCTGGAACATGTCACCCTCTCCGGTGCGGAGCCAGGATTCATTGACGCCGAAGGTGCTGCAAATCAGGCCGATTGTGCGTTCCGTTACGCTTCGCCGCCCTGTTTCCACAAAGGTGAGCTGGCCTTGGCTCATGAAGATTTTTTCGCCAAACTCGGCCTGTGTGAGCTTGAGCGCCTTGCGGACAGCCTTGACGCGAGTATTGATGGTTTCCACGGCTTGAACCTCCTTTCGCGGATATCATAGCACAAAAAATAAAACAATGCAAATATTTTTTTCAAATATCTTGACAATGCGTTTTTTTAGTAGTATTTTATATTTGCAAAGCCAATAAAACGGCTTGGCAAAAATCGCAAAGGAGGCGAAACACATGAGCGAAAAGGAAAAGAAGACCACGCTGGAACAGATGGCCGAGCTGCTGGACAAGGTGCCGGAGAGCAAGCGGGAAAACGTGGCGGCCATGCTGCTGGGCACGGTGCAGGGCGTGCTGATCGGCACGCAGTTGGAAAGCGATAAAAAGCCCGCCTGATGCAACAGGCGGGCGCATAGGATGGGAGAGGAGGTGGCGCTGATGGCGGAGTTGATCTGGAGCCGGGAAACACCGGACGAAAGGGGCCTGCTGGCCGCGTACAACTGCGGCGGCGGGCAGGTGATGATCTGCGGAGACAGGATCCGGGAGAGCGTGCCGGGCGCGCCTCCAGGCTGGGCCCGGGTGGCCGGAGAGCTGGCCGGGAAACGGCTGATGGAGTATCAGGCCGAAACGGGACACTGGCCGACGCGGGAGCTGTTCGCGGCGTGGCATGCCGATATGATGGCGCGGCTGAAACGGTTTTTGGACGAACCGGCAAAAAACCCGTTCACGCCGGAGACGATGAGAGAATGGGAGGTGAAAAATCGTGGAATTTGTCATCGCGGCTGTGGCGGCTGTGGCGCTGATCCTGTGGGCCAGCGAGCCGGAAACGCTGGAGGAGCGTGCCCGGCGGGAAACCATTAACCGCATGGCGGACAGAGCGCGCCGGGAACGGCGGCAGAGCGTGCGGCGGCCTTGCCGGTACGGCGGGCCAACTTACATGAGGAGGTAAGCATGACCAAAAAGAGGATCGCGGAGCTGCAGGAAGACTTGGCCAAGGGCCGGGACCTGCTGCGGAGGATGCGGGAAATGCGGGAAGGGGCGGAGCATGACCTGATCATCATGCGGCCCTACGAAGGGACGAGCACAGTAGTTGACGCCAACATCCAGCACAAGCGGGACGACGCGGCGCGGTTTCGTGCGGAAGAGGAACGGCTGGAAAAAGAGGTGGCGCGGATCGCCCTGGAGATCACCGAGGCGAAGCGGGAAGTGGACGGCGAGCAGCAGAGCCTGCTGGAGCTGGGCTTATGATGTGGGAAGCGACGGCGCAGACGCTTGCGCAGGGTTCCTGGCTGCTGGGCATGGCCATTGCGGCGCTGATCGGATTCGGCGCGGGAGCCTGCTACATGCGGGGCCAGTACCGGGCTGTGGTGCGGCGGCTGCTGGTCAAAATCCGCGTGCTTCGAGCAATGAAAAACCCCGGGCAAAAGCCCGGGGCCGGTAAGTAGGAGGAGCTGAGCAACGAGGCAATATTGCTGGGCTCCGGAATCATGATAGCACAAAAAACGCTTGAAAGGGAGCCCATCAAAAATGGTGCAAAAACGGCGGAAATATGTAAAAAAATCGCATAAAATGAGCGATCGGGAAGCGAAATGCCCGTTTTTTCAACGGCATGATCGCATTTCCGTGCAGTGCGAGGGCCCCATTTTTGATACCTTGGCGCGGGTTACGTTTGAGAGCGGAGAGAAAAAAGCACAGCATTTCAGCATTTACTGCCGCGGGAATTTTGAGATGTGCGAAATGTACCGGAGTGTGTTCCGGGAAAAGTACGAGGGCACAGAGGATGAGTGATCGGGTTTATTGGCTCCAGATCTGGGAAGAGCCGGAAAAGACGTGGCCGGTAACGTGCGAGCGCTGCACCGTGGACGGCGAAGCCTATGTGATGGCGGAGAAGTTAGGCAAAGGCCGCCAGCGCGTGTGGCTGCTGCCGCTGCGGGAGTTCGGCGTGACGTGGCGCACCTGGGGCATTAAGCCTGATCCGCGGGAAGCAGGAAAGGAGTGGCGTGAAATTGGACGAGGCAATGGACAAGCTGCGGGACGAGATGGCAAAGGAGAGCGGCCGGCCGGAGATCCGGATCCTGGGGGAGTATCTGACAGAGCGGCTCATGCGGGAACCGGGAATCGCGGGAAAAATCATGGCCGAAGGGAAAAGCCTTGACGGGGCTTTTGCGCACATGCGAACGCAAGCGAAAGCGCGGGCCAAGGACGGCAGCTATGTGATGGCCAGCGAGGAAGCGCTGGCGCTGCTGTGCGAGTATTACGGCATCCCGGCGGCAGCGGAAGAACCGGAGAAACCCCAGGCCGCGCCGACGCCGCGGAAACCGGCGGGCAGCCTGGATCTGGACGCGCTGCTGGGGGTTTGAGCAATGGCCAAGAGCGACGAAAAAATGACCATCGACGAGGCGCTGCGGCATGTTGGGCCCCAGAACTGGGACAGGATCGAGCAGCGGGGCCGGGAAGCGCTGCAGAAATATATGTGGCTGACAGGCAAAAAGGGAAACAAGATCGGCTATTGCAGTTTTTGCCACAACACGTTCCGCGAGAAAAACGCCGGAGAAGTTTTCCCGGAATACGTCTGGGATGACATTTACGAGGACGATACCATCTATGACAAGCATCACACGGAATATCAATACAACCTTTCCGGACCCTGGAAATCCGGAGACGCGGACGGCGTCTGGCGGCACAACCATCGCGGCTATTGCCCGGCGTGCGGCGCGGCGGTGATGTATCGGGACCTCAACCGAGGCAGGAAAACGGCCAACAACCGGGCTTTTTTAATCCAGTACGGGCCCAGCGCCATGGAGCCAGGCGCGGCGGTGATGTGCGGTTATCTGGTGTGGCAGCGCTGGGACATCTGGGACGATTACAACGAGTGGGAAGCGCCTGTGCAGACAGAGCTCCGGGAAATCTGCGTGTTCCGGCCCGGGAAGGGCGGGGAACGGTTCGTGCAGGCTTCGCACTGGGAGCCGGACTGGGACCACGAAACGCCGAAAGGAATCCCGATGAAACAATGGCTCCGGTGGGAACGGCGCGTGCAGTGCATCGGCGGATATGATCCGATGCACGGCATATTCGGCAGCCCGGGAACGGATTTTTACCTGGATATGGATTCCGTGGAAACGATCCCCGACACGCTGATGGCCGGGCCGCTGATCTGGCGAGATTATGACAATCAAATCCTGGACATGATTGACGCGATGCGGTTCGCGGCGAAATATCCGGCGGCGGAGTATCTTTGCAAAATGGGCCTTGCCGGGCTGGCGCGGAAGGCATACCAAAAAGACGACGGCGGCGCGGTGAACCTGCGCGGGAAAACGGCCTGCAAAGTGCTGCGGGTGAGCGGGGATACCTGGGGCTGGATCAAGGCCAATAAAAATGCGGTTAATATCAATTGGCTGAAAATGCGGCAGATTTTGGACAAGCAGGGCATACGGGCCGGGAATGACACGGCGCTGGAGCTTTCGCGCCTGGGAAGGTGGCAGGGGCTGGAGGATGTGCTGAACCGGCTGGAGGGCCAGAGCGAACCGCTGAAAAGGGAATGCCTCAAATACTGCAAGCGGAAACGGGTTGTGCTGCATGATTACGCGGACCATCTGCGGGACATGCGGCGGCTGGGCCTGGGCTTCGACGATCGGGAAATGCTGTTTCCATCGGACTTCCGACGGACGCACGCGGAGACCACGAAGCGGATCCGGTATCTGGCGGACAAAGAAAAGGACAAGACCATCCAGAAAAACGCAGAAAAACTGGGCCGGTACTGGTACAGCGCCTACGGCATCACCATGCGGCCCATGCTGACCAGTCAAGAGATCATCGACGAGGGGGACACGCTGCATCACTGCGTTGGCGGCTATGTGGATCGGTATGCTGCCGGGGAAACGGTGCTGCTGTGTCTCAGAAAGGACGAAGCACTGGAAACGCCCTGGCATACCGTGGAATACAGCACACGGGGCCAGCGGGTGCAGTGCCGGGGAGCGTACAACCGCAGCACGCCGGAGGAGGCAGAGCTGCTGGACAAGTTCTGGGCGCTTTATGACGCCCAGGCCGGGGAACTGAAACAGGCGAAAAAGAAAAGGGGAAAAGCGGCATGAGTGAGATTATCAGGACGGCGGAAATGATCGCCGGGGAAATCAATGGGATTAAGGCACAAGTGAGGACAACGGCGGCCATTGCCAGCGTGGAGATTGGAAGGAAACTCAAGGAGGCCAAGGGGTTAGTGCCGGAGGGCATGTGGAGCGCGTGGCTGGAAGACAACGTAGCGTACAGCCTGCGGACGGCGCAAAACCTGATGGCCCTGGCCACGGAATGGGACGCCGGGCGCGGCGCTGGGCTGGAAAACATGAGCTACAGCAAGGCCGTGCTGCTGCTGAGCGTGCCCGCGGCTGAGCGCAAACAGTTTATTGCCGAACACAACGCTGAAGGAATGAGCGTGCGGCAGCTGAAAAAAGCCATTGCCGACGACGTGCTGGACGAGGGCGAACAGCTGGATATGGCCCGCATGATCGCCGAGGAGGAGCAAGAAGAACAAGCGCGGCAGCAGGAGAAAATTGCCGAGCTGGAGCGGCGCGTGCAGGAGCTCCAGACCGAGGCCCAGGTAGCCGACGCGGCGCGGGGCGAAGCGGCGGCGCGGCAGCACATCGCCGAGAATCAGGCAAAAAAATCCGCCGAGGACGCGGCGGCGCTGGAAAAGAAAATCAAGAGCCACGAAAAAGCCAACGCCGAAGCGATGGCGAGAATCAAAAAGGCCGAGGAAAAGGCGGAAAAGGCGGAAGCCCGGGCCAAGGAGCTGGCGGAACGGATCAAGGAGCAGCCGGAACCGGAAGTGCGTTACGAGACGCCGGAAGAAGTAGAGAAGGAGCTGGAGCAGCTGCGCAGGCAGGCGGCCAGGAGCACCGAGGAGGCCGAGGTTCGGGCCGCGTATACCATGCTCAAAAGCGCCCACGAGACCCTGATGGACAAGCTGGAGGAGTTGGAAAAGGCGGACGGAGAGCTGGCCGGACGATTCCGGGCGGCGTTCGCCAAAGCACTTAGTTTGATGAGCGAGGAGGTAGCGGGATGAGCAAGGCAGAGAGAGCACCGGCGCGGCTGGTATCACTGGAGGAAATGCAAACAACCTATGGTCACGGCTGGGAGGAATCGCCAGCAGTTGACGCGGACGGAGAGGCAACGGGAACCAGCATGCTGGAGGAGTGCGTGTGGATTTACGGGCATGTGGCCATGGCGGAATCGGGATTCGGCGACATGTTCGAGGAATGGTGGGCCAAGCGGTACGGCGTGAAAGGCTGCGCGCGGTTTTGGGCTGGCAGTGTGCCGCCCACGGCAGAGCAAATGGAGGAAACACCATGGAGGGACCCGGAAGAATGATTACACAGGAAGAAATGCGGATCAAAATGGAGCAGGCCAGGATCGCCCAGGGACTGAGCCAGGAAAAGTTGGCGGCGAAAGCCGGGATCACCCGGCAGGCTTATGTGAATTGGGGGAAACCGTACAACAGCGGAAAACCCAGGGGAATCAGCCTGACGCTGGCGCTGCAGATTATCGACGCGCTGGGGTTTGACCTGAGAATTGTACCGAAAGAAGCGGATAACGGTGGAGATCAACAGGGAGAAGCTGCTGGAGGAAAATCTGGGGCTGGCGCGGGCCATCGCGTGGGAACAGGCACGGTTCGGAAGGCAGTATGAGGATCTGCTGTCTCTGGCCCTGGAGGGGCTCTGGCAGGCCGTGTTAGCCTGGGAGCCGGAGAAAGGCGCGTTGAGCACGCTTGCCTATTCCGCCATGAGAAACAACATCGAGCGGCACATGCGGCACGATCACGCCAAAAAACGGGATCACCGGGGCGACCTGTCCCTGGAGCAGGCAACGCCCAACGATACCCGCGACTGGCTCAAAAAATTGAGCGCCAGGGAGCCTGGGCCGGAGGAAATGCTGGCCCGGGCCGAAACCCGGCGGGAGGTGCTGGAGGCGCTGGACCGGCTGGACGAAGAGGAGCGGCAGGTGCTGAGGCTGCGCTTCGGCCTGGACAGCGGCCAGGAAATGGGCTGGAAAGAAATCGGCGATCTGTACGGCTATTCCCGGCAGGCGGCGCAGCAAAAGGGAGCCAGGGCCATGGAGCGGCTGAAAAGGCTGCTGCGGCGGCAGGTATCGGCGTAATTATTTCTATTTAATATACAAGCAAAAAAACGGGAGGGCGGCCTGCCCTTCCGGGGCTTGTATGGGGTATTAACAAAAGGCACACACAGGGCGGCGGGCGGCTGCCCCCTTGGCAGCAGGAGCAGGGTGACGCCATCAGGGGCAGCCGCCCCTATGGCCAGATGGGGACCCAGCGGACAGGGAGAGAGGACACAGGCATGGCGGCAGAGGTTGCGGCGTATGATCGGCGGGAACCGGGCAGGGCATCGGGCCAAAAGGGCGTGCTGGTGCAGCGCACGAAAACGATCAAGGCCGGGGACTACCTGGAGGCGGAGATTTTCCCGGTGCTGGATCGGAGCTGGAGCGAAGCCGCGAGAGCCGAGAAGCGGAAACGGACGCCGGAGAGGATGCGGGCCGTGAACCTGCGCAATGCCCGGAAACGGCTGGAGCGGCTGCTGAATGCCAATTTTGGGGTCAATGATCTGCTGGCCCATCTGACCAGCGAGGACTGCTGCGACGAAGGGGCCTTCCGGCGGCAGGTACGGAATTTCATGGCGAAGCTGCGCCGGGTGTTCAAGCGGGCTGGCGCTATACTTAAGTATATCTATGTGATCGAGGCCACGGGCCAGGAAGGCCGCCGGCGGTATCATGTACACATGGCGCTGCCCGGCGGCGTTGTTTCCCGCGACGAGCTGGAAAAAATGTGGAGTCACGGCCTTGCCCGGGTGGATCGGTGCCAGGAGCAGCCGAAGGGGCTGGCGGGCTTCGCGAACTATATCACCCAGCACAAAGACGCACAAGAAAAAATCCTTGCCCGGAAATGGGCATGCAGCCGGGGGCTCAAGCAGCCCAGGATCACCACCAGCGACAGCCGGTTTTCGCGCCGCAGCGCGCAGACGCTTGCGGCGGCGGTGTACGCGGACGCGGCAAAGCTGTTTGCAAAAAAATACCCGGGATATCAATTGATCGAGGAACCGGCGGTGCGGTACTCGGATTTTTTGCCGGGGGTTTATGTTTATGCGCATATGAGAAAGATCACATAAAAAAAGGGCCCGCTTATTCAGCGGGCTTGCTCGTGGTGCTTTTGCGAAAACCTTTGTAGTTGCCGGACTTGATCCGGTTATCCGTGTAGGCAGCGTCGGCGGGGATCAGCCAATCCCGGCCGATTTTTTGCGCCCCGGGGAGCGTGCCCCGGAGGCACTTGCGGCGGACACTGGATTCTGCCTTGCCGATCCGGGCCGCGTATTCCGGGAGCGGGAGCAGGTTGTCTGTGTTATTCATCGGCGCCTCCTTATTTCGCATCAAAGGGAGTAATGTGCAAGGGACCAATATCAACGTCAAGTGCGTGATCGTCCAGCAACCAAGTAACATTTTCCTTGCAGTAAGTCTCGATTTCGCCGTCAGTCATGTCATATGCAAAATTCAGGATGGCTTTTGCGCCCATGTAACGGTTATAATTCTCATCAAGCTGGCGCTGGGCATCCAAAAACGGACGGCGCAGATCATACCATTGCCATTGTCCCCACCAAGACGCGGCAAGAGCCAGCGCCTTTCCCTTCCGTTCGTCTGTTGTAAGATCGCGCCCATATTCATTTATCGCGTAGCCCATTTTATGCCTCCTCCTTACTTGCCGATCAGCGCATACTGCGCGGGGTTGTCGTAGCAAGTGCCGAAACGGTTGCCAACGATGGCGGCAATCATTTTCATATTTTCTTCGTCGCTGGTGTCGTTGACGTTGCGATACACGGCAATCAAATCTCCGGCGTATTCCACGTTCTCGACGGCGGATTTGATCTGCTCGCATTTTTCAACAAATGCCGGTTTGCTGGCGAATGTTGCGATTCCCCAGTTCAGAGCCGAAATGGTTTTCCGCTGGATGTCCTGCGCCCATGCGATCTGCTTTTCTGTGCCCTTCATTTCCGTTGCCCTCCTTTTTTTCATCGCCGGGATATGCCGCCCGGCCCGGCTTGTTGGTGTTACGCGTTGCAGGCTTCAAAGACCTGCTTGGCGAGTTCGTTCTGGATAGCGGCATAGTAAGTTTTGTCGGTCATCAGGCGGAACCAAGCGACCTGCTCCTGCACCTTTTTCAGTTCTTCTTCAGTCATCATGGCGGAAAGGGCTTCCCAGGCTTCCTTCTGGCCTTCAGTGCTCAGGCCGAGGATCGTGTTGGCGAAGTGTTCAAACCGTTCCATTTCGTTCATTTCCGTTGCCTCCGTTCGTTTTGTTTGTTCCTTGGAACGGTTCTATAATATCACTCTTGCGTTACATTGTCAAGGGGTTTTTCAGGGAAAAAGTAAAAAAATTTTCGATAGCCAGGATGGCCGGAAAAATAAATAAAAAAATCTGAAAAAAATCTTAGAAAAATCTGAGAAAAATTAGATGCAAAGCGAATGCAAACGCGCCCAGCCGCGCGCGGGCGTTTTTTGTAGGATTTTTTCAAAACGGGGCAAAAAGGGCGGGACTCTATTTTTTTCGGAATTTGTGATACCGTAAATTACAAAAAGGGAGGGAGGAGCATGGAGACAGAGCAGCGGGCGAGGGCCGAACAGATGTATATCAGCGGCGCGCAGACGCTGCGGGAGCTGGCGGCGGAGACCGGCGTGAGCGTGAGCACGCTGAGCCGATGGTGCAAGGCCGGCGGCTGGGTAAAAAAACGGGCGCGAGTTCAAAAAAAGGCCCTGCGGAAAGCGGCGGACAGGGCCGTGGACAAAAAGGCCAGGGAGCTGGCCCGGCTGATCCAGGCCAGCGGCGAGCTGGAGCGCGGATTGCTGGCGGCGGCGAAGGGCGCGGCGGACATCATCGAGGCCGAAGGCGCGGAAAAAATGCTGGACGGCGCGCGGCGCTCCGGGAACTTCGCCAACCTGGCCGGCACCCTGGAACGGCTGGCGGCGGCGCGGCAGATTCTGGGGTTCACCCAGAGCGCCACTGAGGCGGAACGGCTGCGGCTGGATCGGGAAAAACACGAATTTGATGTCAAAAAAGCCGCAGAAGCCAACGGCAGCGCAGGCGTCCGGGTGGAGATCGCGCCGGACGCGGAGGATCTGGCGGAATGATGGTATTGAAGATGCCGGCGCCCAGCGAGCGGCAAGTGCTGTTTTTCAAGGCGCGGCAAAAGTATGTGATCTTCGGCGGGGCCCGGGGCGGCGGGAAAAGCTGGGCAGTTCGCTGGAAGGCGGTGCTGCTGGCGCTGAAATATCCGGGAATCAAGGTGCTGATCATGCGCCGGAGTTATCCGGAACTGCTGGCAAACCATATCAACCCCTTGAAAAACACGCTGCACGGGATCGCCAAGTACAACGGCACGGAGCATGAATTCCGGTTTCCCAGCGGCAGCACCATCAAATTCATGTACTGCGCCAAGGACGACGATCTGCGCAACATCCAGGGCCACGAATACGACGTGATCGCCATCGATGAGGCCACCCAGATGACCGAGGAGCAGATCAAGAGCATCGGAGCCTGCGTGCGCGGCACCAACGGATTCCCGAAACGGCTGTACATGACCTGCAACCCCGGCGGGAAGGGTCACCAGTACATCAAGCGATTGAAGGAAGGCCGGTTCCGGGAAGGGGAAAGGCCCGAGGAATATGTGTTCATTCAAAGCCTGGTGACCGATAACAAGGCCTTGATGAAGCAGCAGCCGGATTATATCGAGCAGCTGAAAGCGCTGCCGCCCAAGCTGCGGGATGCCTGGCTGTATGGCAACTGGGACGTGTACGAGGGCCAGTTCTTCGAGGAGTTCACCGATGATCCGGAACACTACTTAGACAAGAAGTTCACCCACGTGATTGAGCCCTTCGAGCCGCCCGCGGGCTGGAAAATCTACCGCAGCTTTGACTGGGGATACCAGAAGCCTTTCAGCGTGGGCTGGTGGGCTGTGGATTATGACGGCGTGTTCTATCGGATTCTGGAATTGTACGGGTGCAGGAAGGACCGGGACGGCACAGTGCTGCCCAACGAGGGCGTAAAGTGGAATGACGACGTGATCTTTTCCGAGGTGGCGAAGATCGAACGGGAGCACCCCTGGCTGCAGGGCAAGCATATCGAGGGCGTGGCCGATCCCAGCATCTGGGCCGGAGCGGAAACCGGCGTGAGCCGCTACGATACGGCGGTCAAGGCCCGGGTTTACTTTGAAAAGGGCAACAATGACCGCCTGCCGGGCTGGATGCAGTGCCATTACCGGCTGGCCTTCGATGAAAACGGCTACCCCATGATGTACGTTTTCAAGAACTGTGAAGCGTTTATCCGCACGATTCCGCTTTTGTGCTACGACGAGCACACGCCCGAAGACCTGGACAGCACCATGGAGGACCATGTGGCCGACGAATGGCGCTACTTCTGCATGCTCAACCCCATCCGGCCCAGAATGCATCACGAACAGCGGCGGCCGCTGAGCGACCCGCTGGATCAGTACAGGAGGAGAAGATAATGGCGGCAAAAATATCCTACGAATGGACCGAGAAAGGCAACAGCATCATCATTCGGAAGAGCAAAGGGCTTCTGACGGTGGAGGACATCTTCCGGTTTCTTCATGAGCGGGATCAAGTGAACGCCTTTGACGGCGCGCTGGCTGTGATTTGCTTTCGCGTAAGCGGCGAAAGGGAACCGTTTTTCCTGGATGACGGGAAAGAAAACGGAGACGCCCAAGAGGTTTACATGATCGGCGATGATGAATTATGCCCCATCTGCGGAGAAAACAAACTGTTCCCGCAGTATTGCCCGGCATGCGGCGAAAAGATAAAAGAGCCGAAGGAGGAATGAACCGTGAACTTTGAGGAAATGAAAGAAAAAGGGTCGTATAATTATTCTCTCAAAGAAAGCATAATAGTTACTTTAATAGCCGCCGGTGTACTGCTGTGTATACTATTCGACGTGGCTGTAGTTATATTGGCGTTTGTCTTTGAATTGTGGTATATAGCTTTGCTCATAATTCCTATAACCATACTGGGCACTATTCTTCTTGCGTTACTGTTTTACATCGACCCTTTTTGATAAGGGATCAGTACAGGAGGAGGAACAGATAAATGCTTTACATGATGGACGGCGGTTATTATTTAGGCGACGATGGCGAAGGCGTGACCGACTACGAAATTATGCGGAAAGGCAAAGGCTGGTTTATCATCGCAGGGCATCTGGACGATGGAACGATGGAATACGAAGGTGTGAGCGTCGTGGGCGCCCATGACGGCGTGACCATGACCGTGCACTATTCAGGGAAGGATCCTGACAAGATCGAGCCCTATCTAAAAAGGGCGCAGACAGTGCGCAAAGAAGCGCTTGACAGAGCAGAGCAAAGAGAAAACTTGCCGCTTCGGTGCGGCGGGTGCAGTTTCTTTGACAATGGCTTTTGCCGGATGCGCGAAGACGAAGTGACAGAAAAGGACTATTGCAGCAAAGGCGCATGGATCGGGAAGGAGTGAACAGGATTGAGCGAATTGAACGCCGTGCCGCAGCGGCGAATGACGGCGGCGAGGATTCAGCAGGCGGCGGAGACGCTGAAGAAGTACAAGAGCGGGAAAGCGCATTTTGAAAAGCGCTTGAAAGCGGATGAAAAATGGTGGAAGGGCCATGCCTGGGACACCATGCAGGAACAGGGCAACCCCAAGGACCCGAAGCACCCGACAAAATGGCTGGTGAACGTGATCATGGGCAAGCATGCCGACATGGTGGACAGCTACCCGGAGCCGGTGATCCTGGCCCGGGAAGAAAGCGACGAGGCCGAGGCCAAGAAGCTGACCAGCATATTGCCCGTGATCCTGGAGCAGAATCATTTTGAAGACGTGTTCAGCGCCCAGGCATGGGAAAAGAACAAGCACGGCACCGCGGCGTATGCGGTGTATTGGGATTCCGGGAAGCTGAACGGGCTGGGAGACATCAGCATCTGTGGCATTGACCTGATGAATCTATTCTGGGAACCTGGCATTGAGGATATCCAGGAAAGCGAAAACGTGTTCTTAGTGAGCGCCCAGAACAAGGAAGCGCTGAAACAGATGTACCCGCAATTGGAGGACAAGAACCTGGGCGGCGAGCTGAGCCTGACCCAATACGAAACCGAGGACACCCAGGACAGGGAAAGCAAGGCGCTGGTGGTGGATTGGTACTACCACACCTACGAAGGCCGGCAGAAGGTGCTGCAGTACTGCAAGTTCTGCGGGCTGGAGGTGCTGTATGCCAGCGAGGATGACCCGGTGCTCCAGGGCCGGGGCTGGTATGAGGATGGGGAATACCCCTTTGTGCTGGATCGGCTGTTTCCCCAGAAAGGGAGCCCTGTGGGCTGGGGCTATATTGATTTGGGACGCGACGCCCAGGAAAGCATTGACCTGCTGGATTACGCCATCACCTTAAACGCCAAGGCGGGAGCCATTCCCCGGTATTTCCGGCGGAAGGACAGCGCCATCAACCTGGAAAACTACATGGATTTCACCAACCCCATTGTGGAAGTGGAGGGCGGCCTGGGCGACACGGACATGGTGCCGGTTCAGCACAAGAGCCTGGACGGCATTTATATTACGCACCTCAACAACAAAATCGAGGAACTCAAGCAGACCTGCGGCAACCAGGACGTGACCAACGGCATGACCACCGGCGGCGTGACCGCGGCCAGCGGCATTGCGGCCCAAATGGAAGCGGCAGGCCGCACCAGCCGGGACGGGAACAAGGGCACATACCGGGCATACAGCAGGATCCTGGAAATGGTGATCGAGCGGATCCGGCAGTTCTACGACATTCCCCGCACGTTCCGGATCATGGGCGAATCCGCTGCGGTGGAATATGCCCAGATGGACAACAGCGGCCTCATGATGCAGCCCAACGAAGCCATGGACGGCCTGGAAATGGGCTGGCGCAAGCCGGTTTTTGATATCCAGGTGAGCGCCCAGAAGCAGAACGCATACAGCAAAATGGCCCAGAATGAGCTGGCCTTGCAGCTGCTGAATGCCGGGGTTTTTAATCCGGGGAATGCGGATCAGAGTCTGCTTTTGCTCCATGCTATGGATTTTGCAAAAAAAGATGAAATTATTCAAAAGGTTTCAGAGCTGCAAACCATTTACCAGGAGCTGGCCCAGTGGAAGCAGATGGCGCTGGAGCTGGCGCAGCGGTACGAGCCGGACACGGCGGAACGCATGGCGGAAACCATCATGCAGAGCGCGCAGACGGCTGCGCCTGCGGCTGTTGGCCGGGTGAGCCTTGGCGGCCGCGGAACCGGCGGCATGATGGAAAAAGCCAGGGAGCAAAGCCGGAACGTGGCGAGCCCGGATTAAAGGAGGCGATATAGGTGGGGCTGATGCTGCCGATACAGCGGCGAAAAAGCATTGAAACGCTGCGGGAAGCCATGGACTACGTTTACCAATTAGAGGAACAGGTGCGGCACGCCATCTATGCCCTGGAGCAGGGCGGGACGGAGAAAAAGAGCGCGGGCAAAACAGAAATAACGGCGCAGATGGTGCGGGCGGATCAGATGGCCACCATTGACAGCCAGCGCATTGCGGCGCAGAACGCCCAGGCATCGGCCCGAAGCGCGGCGGCCCGGGCAGAAGAATCCCGGCAGGCGGCGGCAGCGGCGGCGGATACGGCCCAGGGCGTCGCCAGCATCATGGAGGAATACGCGGCGAACATCAGCACCCTGCAGGAGGCCCTGACCGCCCTGGAGGCCCGGGTGGCGGCGCTGGAGGGGAACGGCGGTGCGTGATGGGCTGTGGTGGTTTTTCTTTGACGAGGACGAGGAGAACCCGGAGTATCAGGCGTTCGTGGACAAATTCAAGCCGAAAAAAACCACGGACGACTGCTACACGCCGCCCATTGTGTATGAGGCTGTGAAAAGCTGGGCCGTGGGTATGTATGGGCTTGATCCCGGGAAAATCCTGCGGCCCTTTTATCCCGGCGGGGATTACAGGGGCGCGGAATATCCGGCAGGATTCGCGGTGGTGGACAATCCGCCGTTTTCGATCCTTAGCCAAATCATTGATTTTTACGTTGCAAAAGGCATTCCGTTTTTCCTGTTTTCGCCGACACTGACGGGGTTTAACGTGTTTGCCCGGGAAGAAAGGAAAAAACGGTGCTGCTATCTGCCCTGCGGGGCGCATGTCACATACGAAAACGGGGCCGTGGTGAATACCAGCTTTGTGACCAACATGGATGAATACGCTATCCGGATCGATCCGGGCTTGTATGAGACGGTGACCAAGGCCGATGACGAAAACCGGCGGCAGAAGCGGCGGGAGCTGCCGAAATACGCATACCCCGTGGAGCTGCTGACCGGCGCGGCGGCGTATCAATTGGCCCAGCATGGGCAAAGGCTGACGATCCGGCGGGAGGAATGCCGATTCGTCCGCAAGCTGGACGCCCAAAACGGAAAAGAAATATTTGGCGGCGGGCTGCTGATCAGCAGGCGCGCCGCCGCAGAACGCGCCGCCGCAGAACGCGCCGCCGCAGAACGCGCCGCCGCTACGGGGTGGCAATTGAGTGAGCGGGAGAAAGCGATCATTCGCGCATTGGAGGAAAGGAGGGAAACGCCATGAACCGGCAGCAGCGGCGGGCAATGATGAAGGCGCTGCGGGAACGGAAGGCATTCACGGTGAGGGACGGGCCGTACAAAGGGCAGGTGATGAGCCCGGAGGCCCTTTCCCGGGCGCTGGGAATATTGGAGAGGGAATGCAGCTATGAGCAGATCAAGGCCATGAGCCCGGCACAGTTTGAGGCATTCAAAAGCGGCCTTATGCGCCGGGCCATGGAAGGGAGCGAGGAAGGGGAAAGCGCGGCCTTCCGGGCGGATCTGGACGCCTTCACGGCAAGCGAGACGGCGCTCCAGGCCGTGGACGGCATGGAGGACGCGGAACTGGAAGCACTGGAAACCCCGGCGCAGTATGCCGCCTACGCGGAAGAAGCCTACCGGGAAAACTGGGAAAAGGAAACGGAGGGAGAAGGATGCTGACCATCATGTTTACAAGCAGGAAGCCGGTGCCGGACAGCGTGCAATTGGGCATGGAAAGCGACCGGAACGCGGAAAGGCTGCGGTTTCTGCTGCCGCAGCTGGCTGACGGGCAGATTGCCACGCTGCAGATGCTGCTGCCGGACGGGGCGCCTGAGGTGATGGTGCTGGAAAACGGGCTGGCCGTGATCCCGGACAGCGTGACGGAAGTGCCGGGGAAATGCCGGGCCTGGGTGGAAATCATGGCCCCGGACGGGGAAATGATCTGGAACAGCGAACAGTTGACCTTAGAGGTCGGGGATTTGCCGCCCATTTCCGAGGAAACGGAAAGGCGCTTCCCCACGCTGTTCCAGGAGGCCATTGCCGCCGGAACCGGGGCCCAGCGCTACAAGGAAGCGGCGCGGCAGGCCGCGGACGTAAGCCTGGCCATGAACGGCGTGACCCACATCGGCATCGAGGCGGCCAACGAGCGGCTGGTGATCCAGCAGGCCAGGGTTGGAGACGAAAACGCTTACGCCATCGCCCAGATGAACGGCTTTGACGGCACGGAGGAGGAGTGGGAAGCCTATATTCAGGACATCCAGGACCATTCTTCCTCCGAAGGCGCGGAAGCCACGGCGGCGCAGGCCGTGACCATCGCCCAGGGCGCTGTGACCACGGCCGGCCAGGCCAGCGCAACAGCCGCCCAGGCCCTGGCCGCGGCCCTGGCTGCCGGGCATGTGGAAACGGAGGAAGTGATCCTTACCACGGATCTGTGGGAAGGCACGGAAGCGCCCTTCACGGCCACGGTGGCGTGCGAAGTGGCCACGGCGGACAACCTGCTCATCGTGGGCGCGGGCGGGCCCATGACCAAGGAAGAAAACGAAGCCTTCCAGCTGGCAAACCTGGTATGCACAGGGCAGGACGACGGGGAAATCACCTTTACGGCCTTCGGCATGCTGCCCATGATCGCACTGAAAATCAACGTGGCGGGGGTGAACTGGGCATGATCATCAGCCGATTGCCGGGCGGAAAGGGAGAAGGCGCCTTTACGCCCTTCACCTATACGGGGAACTTTCAGGCCATCGCCAAGCAAAACGGGAGCTATGAAATCCGGCTGCTTTCCAGCGGCACGCTGAAAATGTCACTGGACATGCCCTGCGATATCTTCCTGGTGGGCGGAGGCGGCGGCGGCGGCCGGGGCCAGACGGAAGGACAATACGCGGAAATGTGCGGCGGCGGTGGCGGCGGCGGCGGGTATACCCTGACCGAGACGGAACAAACGCTGTACGCCATCCGGGAATACAGCGTGGTGATCGGCGCGGGGGGCAAGGCCACCAGCGGCACCAGCGGCAACCCCACGAACGGCGGAAGCAGCGGCATTTTCGCGGACGACAGCAGCCTGAGCCTGAGCGTGAGCGGCGGCAAAGGCGCAAGGAACGGCCAGCGCACAGCGGGAGCCGGGGGCAGCGGCGGCGGCCAGGGGGCCCAATTCGGCTTTACGAACAATGAAGCCGGTTACAGCGACGGGAACGGCAGCACGTCGGCGGAAGGCCAGGGCACAACGACCCGGGCCTTTGGCGAGACAGGCGGCACATTGTACGCGGGCGGCGGAGGCGGCTCCGGCTGCCCGACTTCCACGGACGACCACCCGGGCACAACGCCGGGCAAGGCAGGCGGCAGCGGCGGCGGCGGCAAGGGCGGCACCTGGGGCGAAGCGGGCAAGAACGGAACAGCCAACACCGGCGGCGGAGGCGGCGGCAGCTATAACCTGCAGGCCGGGGACGGCGGCAGCGGTATCGTGATCATTCGCCGGATTGTGGCGTAAAAGGAAAAGGAGGGAAAGACCATGCCGGATGTGAGCAAAATGAACGTGGACGGCACGGATTATAACGTGAAGGACGCCGTGGCCAGAGCGGACGCGGCGGAAGCAAAGCAGAAAGCCTGGGACGCTGTGAGCGGGGTGAGCATGATCAACCATTCCATCCAGCAGGAATTTCAGGACCTAAGAGTCGATATTGGCGCGAGAGAAGCCGCCCTACGCACGGAATACCAGGCGGGCGACAGCGGCCTGAGAATGGAAATTCAGGAAGCGGTAACCGAGGAATCCATGGCCCGGCAGCTTGCGGACCAGGCCCTGGGGGGAGACATTACAGACTTAAAGAGCGCAACAAGTATCCTGCAAGACCAAGTAGCCGATCTGCAGGATGAAGTGTTTACAAATGCGGCACTGTCTATTTCCCCTGTACGGAAAGGCGCATTTGAAGCGAACGGGTATACCGGATTGGATACTCACCCGCGTTTGCTTGTATCCCGCCAATTTCCAGCAGGAAGCTATACATTTTCCCCCCCTGATGGCTGGGTAAGCGAATTTTACCAGTACGTATCCGATACATCAGGTGTTAGAATCTGGGCGTTTGGCGCTGGTGAAAGAAGCGTAGTTTCCGATTCGCCATTTGTCGTTACATCCAGAAAATCAGACAACACAACATATACAGATGAGGAATATAACGCGTTTATTTCAGGGTATCAGATTACCAAAAGCAACGACGATTCTTTGCAATCCCGTATGGGCCAAGCGGAAACCGCAATAGCTGATTTGCAAAGAGCCACCGCGTCAATTCCTCAGATATCCACCAACTTGGAAAGCGCTCAAGGCGATATAGCGGATTTACAAAGCAGCGTTTACGGGGAGGTTGATTTATCGATCAGTCCTGTCCAGAAAGGCTATTTTGAAGGAAGCGGGTACGGCGGCGTTGGCACCCATCCGCGTTTGCTTGTGTCCCGCAAGTTTGAAGCGGGAAATTATACGTTTACACCTCCCAGCGGTTGGGTAAGTGAATTTTACCAGTATAATTCCGATTCGTCCGGCACGCGGATTTGGTTGTTCGGTTCTGGCGAACGTACTGTAAATTCCGCTGCTCCGTTTATTGTTACTTCCCGCAAAGCCGATAACACAACGTATACGGACGAGGAATACAACGCGTTTATCCTCAACTACAATATCAGCAAGATAAGCGGTGAAGGATTTGAAAAGCAAATACAAAGCATCAGGGATAATGTTTTTGTCTATGACCTGTATTCCACGCCGGCACTGCTCCAAAACAGCTATATCAACGAATCAACCGGGCGCAGGGAAGGAAGTAATGCAAAGGGCGCATCAACGGCAACCCCGTTTCTGATTTATGGCGTGGCATATATTCCAGCGCTGACAGGATACGAGATGTGTGTAGTGCGCTACCCCAGAATCGAAACATGGGCTAATCCGATTGAGTTTGTAGCCGCCTATACAACGGATGATCTCATGATTGTACCTGCGGCAACACCTGATATCATCGGCGTCGGCATCCGAAAAATCAGCGGGGATGATATATCTGCGGACGAATACGCAGCGCTTTCCTCTGTTTTTGCGGTAAAATCTGCACAGGAGAAACCTTTGTATGCGGCGTTTTCCATGTTTCTCAGTTGGGGCGTAAACGGGTGTTCCTGGGATGCTGGAACATGCTACAGTTCCACCGCTACGGCGCAGAGCCGTACAGGGATGGGCTGGGCCGAAAACATTGCACGCAGAAATGGGAACATCCTGCATAATTACGCAATCGGCGGTTCTTCCATTCGCACATGGTTCAATGATGATGCGGTGGATGGGAAAGATACGTATGGGTTCCGTGGCATGAAGGGTTTACTTTTGGATGATGCGCAGCCCTTATATATTCTGCTTGCTGGCAATACAAACGACGGTGCTACTGGCAGCACACCTCCAAGGGGTTTTTACCGCAACGGGGAAGCGCCTGCCGAATATGCCCAGTATGTGGTCGGCACGATGGAGGATATAACAAGCCATTCTGATTATCACGATTACCCGACAACGTATTATGGTTACTATGGGCGGGTGATTGAAATGATTCTTGCCCATGCGCCGAATGCGTGCATAATCATCACCAGCCCAGATACCAAACTGTCCAGTAACGCTATTTTCTCCGATTTCACCACAGCAAATCAGGAGATAGCACAGCATTACGGACTGCCATACATCAATCTGCAAGCTGATCCTTACTATACCGTTTATATCAGTGTCCTGCGCGGAAATCACCCGCTGGCGCTCACATACAGTGGGTTCGCTATGGCAATGGAACGGCTGTTTGCAAAATGTGTAGAAGAAAACGAAACATATTTTGAGCGCTATAACGGTGTGGTGGTCACAAATCCTGTAGCGTGGGAAATCGTGGAATAAAGGCTACTTTAAGTCTATAAAAGGAGCTGAAAATATGATTACGGCAAAGCGGTTTTTGGAAGCTGTCGAGGAAAACGCGGCGCGGGTGGAGCGCTACGAAAAAGGCGGGGACGGATCCAGCGGCGGCTGTGACTGCATCGGGCTGATTATCGGCGCGCTGCGGCTTGCCGGGGAAAATTGGACAGGCACCCACGGCAGCAACTGGGCGGCCCGGAACGCGGTGCACCGGCTGTTCCGGATCGAGAGCGCGGAAGATTTGAGCGTGGGCGAAATCGTATTCAAGGCCCACGAACCCGGGGAAGCGGGCTATGATGCCGAAGTGATCGAGCGAAGCTACAAGGACAGCCCGGACAAGCGGGATTATTACCACGTGGGCGTTGTGACCCAGGTGAATCCCCTGGAAATCACCCATTGCACCACCATCAACGGCCAGGGCGGAATCTATGTGGATTACAATCTGGGGAAATGGAACTGGAGCGGCTGGCTGAAGAAGGTTGATCCCGGGCTCATGGACGAGGACGAGGAAGAAGCGCCCCGGGAATTCACCCTGGCCCGGGTTTGGGCGGAAACGGGAAAGACCGTGCGGCTTCGGATCGGGCCGGGCACCAGCTTTAAGGTTTTGGACAACGTGCCCATCGGGGACACCGTGGAAGTGTACGGCAGCGCCGGGGACGGCTGGAAAAGGATCGGCTGGAACGGCGTGGAAGGGTACATGATGACAAGGTTTTTAAGCCCGACGACAGGCGACGCGCAGACGGCTGCGCAGGACGCGGAAGCGCTAAAAAAACGGATCAAGGCCGCGTATGCCATGATCCAGCAGGGCCAGAGGATGCTCCAGGAGGCGCTGGAAGCGTGGGACTCTCAATCCTGAAAAAAATGGTATATAATAGCCCCAATGAGTCGCGCACATACGCGCAGGGGATCGCCCACCGCAAGGGCAGAAAGGGAATAGTATGGAGGAACTTTTGGTATTGGATTTGCAGCGATTCGCAGACGATGGCGCGGAACCGGCGGCGGAGAGCGCACCGGCGGCGGCAGAGGCCCAGACGGACGGCGGAGCGGCGGCGAATCCCGAGGCAGGCAGCGAACAGGCCCGGCCAGCGTTTGCTGATCTCATCGCCGGGGAATACCGGCAGGACTACGAAAACGCCGTTTCCCAGCGCGTGGAACAGGCATTGGCCAGGAGATTCCGGGAAAAACAGGAAGAGCGGGCCCGGAATCAAAAGATGCAGAGCATCATGGGAAGGCTGGCCCAGAAATACCATGTGGAGGCCGCGGACGTTGACGGGATCGCCCGGCACCTGGACGACGATGACAGCCTGTATGCCGAGGAAGCCAGCCGCCTTGGCGTGCCGGTGTCCGTGGCCAAGGAAATGGTAAAGCTGCGGGCGGCCAATCAGCAGGCCCAGGAGCTCCAGCGGCAGACGATGGAGCAGCGGGCCCTGGATCGGCATTTCCTGCAACTCTCCCAGCAGGCCGAGGAGCTGCGGAAGGAGTTTCCGGACTTCGACCTGATGGCGGAGATTCGCGGAAACGAGCGTTTCGCACGAATGACCAGCCCGCAGGTCGGAATCTCTGTGCGTGATGCCTACTACGCCATTCACGGCGCGGAAATCCAGCGGCAATCCATGCAATACGCGGCCCAGCAGGCCACCAGGAACGTGGCGGCCAGCGTGCAGGCGGGAGCCAGCAGGCCAACGGAAAACGGCCTGAAAGGCGGCCAGGGCGCGAACATGGCCGTGGACGTGGCCCACATGACCCGAGAACAGCGGGAGGCCATCCGCAAGCGGGTTTACAGCGGTGAGGCGGTGACCTTCTGACGATGAAAGGAGCATTAGAACATGAGCGATATTTTGAAAGGGCGGCTGCCCCTTGATTTGCAGCGTTTCGCCGTGGCGCCCAATGGCGGGCACCCGGTAGCCAACACCGGCGACTATACCAACGCCTATACCGGGGAGCATGAGGCGTTCGATAGCCAGAACACCATGAGCCCCCAGATGAAGGAATGGTACAACACCGAAGCGCTGGAGAACGCCCGGAAGAACCATTATTTCACCCAGTTTGCCAAGAAAATCCCGCTGCCGGAAAATCACGGCATTACCGTGGAAATGCGCAAACCCAACACCTTTAAGGACGTGCCCGAGCTGGTGGAGGGCGTGATCCCTGACGGTGAAAACTTCGGGTACAGCGCCATCCAGGCCACCGTGCACGAGTTCGGCAACTACACCCCCCTGGGCAAACGGCTGACCATGCACGCCATTGACCCTGTGGCCCAGGACGCCGCCGAGGAAATGGGCGCGGCCGGCGGCGACAAGCAGGATCGCATTGCCCGGGACGTGGCAATTTCCGGCAGCAATGTGATGTTTGCGGAAAAGGTGACTCCGGCCACCGGCGAGGTGCCGGAAGTGATCGTGTATCCCTATTACCGCGGCTCCCTTGACGCCAACTTCACGCTGAAATCCGACACCGTAAACCGTGCGGCCACCTGGCTGAAAAAGCACAGGGCCCCGAAGATCAACGGAAAATACGTCGCCATCATCCATCCTTCCGTGAGCTATGACCTGCGGAAGGACAAGGATTGGATCGAGGCTCACAAGTATGCCCAGCCCGGGGAAATCTACAACGGCGAAATCGGCGAATTGCACGGCGTGCGGTTCATCGAATCCGATCAGGCCAAGGTGTACCGCGGCAAAAACCTTGCCAGCGACAGCCGGACGCTGACGGTCAACGGCGCGGTTTCTTCCGGCGCGACCACCATCACCTTTGACGGCGGCACCGTGGCCGAGCACGCCCTGAAGGGCAGGCTGCTGCTGCTGGGAGATAACGGAGAAATCCCCGTGGAAGTGAGCGACAACACCGCAACCCAGATCACGCTGAAGGAGGCTGTGGCCAGCGCTGTGGCGGACAACGCCAAGATTTATCCCGGCGAGGGCGGCAAGAAGGGCGTTGCCGTGTATGCCTGCGTGTTCCTGGGCAAGGATGCTTTTGGCATGATCGACGTGAGCGGCGGCAACATGCGGCTCATCGTGAAAACCGCCGAGCAGGTGGGCGGCCCCCTGGAACAGTATGGCACCGTGGGCGTCAAATTTGAGACCGGCGGCGGCGTGCTGTACGAGGAACGCCTGCTGCGCGTGGAATGCGGCAGTTTTTACTCCAACGTGGACGAGGACACCGATCCCGAATAATAACCGATTCCCCGGGCGGCAGGCTGCTGCCCGGGGAACACCTGATTTTTTGAGGAGGCAATAAAATGGCGACGAAAAAGCAGCCCGAGGAAACCGTGCAGACCGAAGAATCCGCGCAGGCCGTGGCAAACGACGTGGAGATCGTGGACGCGGCCCCCTATGATCCGTGGCAGGACAAGCGGGAAATCTATATTCCCAAAATGAGCCAGACCGAGCAGGACACGCTGGAAATTGGGCTGAATGACAAAACCTATTTTGTCCCCAAGGGCAAGATGGTTTCCCTGCCCTATCCGCTTTACGCCATTGTGCGCGAAATGATCAAGCGCCGGGAGCTGACCGAAAAACGCGCAAAGGCCATGAGCGGCGTGAAGCCCATGAACAGCAGCGTGTATCTGTGATCTGCGCATTTTGGCACGATGAAGCCGCCTTCGGGCGGCTTATTTTGAAGGAGGCCGGGAAAATGACCATCGAGGAAGCGATCCGGGAAGCGGAGGAGCTGACGCCGGATCAAATTGACCGGGCGGTAAAAATCGGCTGGCTGGGGAAGCTGGACGGGCAGATCTTCCGGGACATCATCAGCACCCACGAAAGGGACGAAGGAACGCCGGATTCCTTCACGCCCTACGACCAGTACACGGACCCGGACACGGCGCTGCTGGCTCCGGCTCCACACGATGAAATGTATTTATTCTATCTGGAAATGAAGGCCGAGCTGACCAACAAGGAATATGAAAAGTACAACAACAGCGCGGTGCTGTTCAACCAGGCGTATATGAAATACGCAAGAGAATATCACCGGAACCACAGGACGGCGGAAAAGGGAACGCATCACCGCTTTTAAGGGGAAAGGGGAAAAGCATGCTATATCCGGAATTAAATGAGATTCCCCGGAGCAGGATCTGGACGGAAGAATTTTACGGGCTGGACAGGCGGCCCAAGGCCCGGGAAGGCACCTTCCAGGCCATGGGGAACATGACCGGCGACCGGTTTCCCGTGCTGAGGAGCCGGGACAAGCGGCACATTGTGCGGGAGCTGGACAACCCCCAGGGCATGATGGCCATGGGGAAACTGGCCTGGATCGACGGGGACACGCTGTATTATGACGGGGAAAAGACGCCCATACAAAGCCTTTCCCTGGATGAGGACATGCTGCCCAAACAAATGGTGAGCATGGGCGCGTATTTGCTGGTGTTTCCGGATGGCATGTATTACAACACCACAGACCCCCTGGACTATGGAACGCTGGTGCGGGAATACCAGAGCCCGGAAGGGGAGCCGGTGACCTTTGAAATGTGCGACATGGCCGGGGAAGTGTACCAGCGGGGCAAGGTGACGCGGGGCGAGGAAGCGCCGGAAGAGCCGGAAGACGGGGATTATTGGCTGGACACCAGCACGGAGCCCCATGCCCTGTATGTGTGGCACAAGCAATGGATCGGGATTTCCTCCGTATATGTGAAGATCCGGGCCCGGGGCATCGGGAGAGGGCTGAACGAGCAGGATAACGTGACGCTGAGCGGCATCCAGTACGAAGGAAACGACGAAATGACCCGGGAACAGATCGCGCTTTTGAATGAAACCCACGTTTTGCAGGCCGTGGGGGACGACTACCTGGTGGTGATCGGCGTGATTGACACCAACTGCACACAGCGCCTGGGGCCCATCCGGGCAGACCGCAGGGCCCCGCGGATGGACTTTGTGATCGAGTGCAACAATCGGCTGTGGGGCTGCCGGTACGGAGAGCAGGACGGGGAATTTGTGAACCGGATCTACAGCTGCGCCCTGGGGGATTTCCGAAACTGGCAGAAATACCAGGGAAACAGCATGGACAGTTATTACGTGAACGTGGGCACCGACGGCCCGTTCACCGGCGCGGCCATGCACCGGGGCATGCCGTATTTTTTCAAGGAAACCTGCTTTCATCAAATCTACGGCGTGACGCCGTCGGACTTCCAAATGGTGACCACGCCCTGCGAGGGCGTGAAGGAGGGCAGCGGCGGCACCGTGGTGAGCCATAACGGCCTGATCTATTACCTGGGCAGGAACGGCCCCCAGGCCCTGGAAAGCCTGCCGGGAGCCATTGGCAAGGCCCTGGGGCCGGGACGGCTGAGCGGCGGCGCGGCGGGCATCTGGAATGAAAAATACTTCCTGAGCGTGCGGGAAGAAAACGGCAGCGGCAGCCTGTATGTGCTGGACACGGAAAAGGGAACCTGGTGCCGGGAGGACGACGGGGAAGCGCTGGCCTTCGCGGCCCTGGGCGGGGAAATGTACATGCTGCACAAAAACGGCCTGCTGTACGCCCTGAACGGCACGGAAGGCGAGGAAGAAGAAATGCCGGTGAGCTGGTATGTGGAGACCGGGCCCATCGGCTACGAGGACCCGTACCGGAAATATATTGGACGGCTGCTGCTGATGCTGCGGCTGGAAAAGGACGCCCAGTGCCGGATCCTGATCGACTACGACGGAAAAAACGAATGGCAGAAAAAAGGCAGGCTGAACGGCAGCGCGGGAACCGTGAAAACCTATTGCGCTCCGGTGATCCCCAGGCGCTGCGAATACCTGCGCTTACGGCTGGAGGGCGAGGGCGCGGTGGAGCTGTACGGCATCGCCCGGGAAGTGAGCCGGGGAAGCGACGGACGATGAAAACGTAATAAAAAGGCAAAAAACGGATTAAAAAGGTATAAAAACGTATTAAATAGCATTTTTCATTTCCGCTTTTTGCGTGAGTGAAAAAATAGAAGGAGCGGGAAGCCATGGCGAACAATACGCAACTGAAAAGGCTGCTGGTGCAGAACGGCCAGCAGCAGGCACAGGCGCAGCCGGCTGCGCAGGCCGCCGGAACGCAATTGAAGGGCGTTCTGGTGCCGAACGTCCAGCAGCAGGCCCAGAACCCCAAGCCCATGGGAAACCCTGTGAACGCCAGCCAGGGCCAAAGGCTGGTGGGCGTGATGGTGCCGAGTCAACAGCAGGGAGCGCAGCAGCAGCCCACCCAGACGGCCCAGGGATCGGCGGTGATCAATCAGGGCAGCCAGACCACGCCGGGCACCTTCACGCCGTCGCCTTTGGTGAGCCAGGCACAGAGCTATTTAGCCGGGGCCAGCGAAGGAGAATTCAAGAGCAAATACAGCAAGCAGATTGCCAGCCTGTACGACCAGATCATGAACCGGCCGAAGTTCAGCTACGACGTGAGCAAAGACCCGCTGTTTCAGCAGTACCGGGAACAGTACATGAACCAGGGCCGCCAGGCCATGCAGGACACCCAGGGACAGGCCGCGGCCCTTGCGGGCGGCTATGGGAGCAGCTGGGGAAACACGGCGGGCTATCAGGCCTATGCCCAATACATGCAGCAATTGAACGACCGCATTCCGGAATTAGAGCAAAGGGCCTTTGACCGGTACAGCCAGGAAGGAAACGAGCTGCGGGGAAACCTGCAAATGAGCACCAACCTGGACAGCATCGACTATGGCCGATACCGGGACCGGGTGGCGGATTCCCAGTTCAGCCAGCAGCTGGGCATGCAGCAATACTTGGCCGACAGGAATTACGAATTGCAAAAGTGGCAGGCGGAGCAGGATTACGCCATGAAGGCCGCTTCCATGGAGAATGAGAACAAATGGAAGCAGGCGGAAATGGACTACCAAAGGGAAGTGTACGGCAAGGACGACGCGTTCCGCTATGCCCAGCTTGCCCAGAACCAAAGCCAGTACGAAAGCGATTTGCAGTACAAACAGTACATGGCGGCCCTGGACGAAGCATACAGGCAGGCGCAGCTGCAGCAGAACCAAAGCCAGTATGAAGGCGACCTTGGTTATAAATATGCCAACCTTGCCCAGAACCGGGAGCAGTTCGGGCAGGAAATGGGCTTCAAGGCATACAGCCAGGCATTGGACGAAGCATACCGGCAGGCCCAGCTTCGGCAGAACCAAAGCCAGTATGAAGGGGATTTGGGCTACAAATACGCGAACCTTGCCCAGAACCAAAGCCAGTTTGACACGGAACAGGGCTATAAAGCCTATACCGCGGCCATGGATGAAGCATACAGGCGGGCCCAGCTCCAGCAGAACCAGCAGCAGTATGAAGGGGATTTGGGCTACAAATACGCGAACCTTGCCCAGAACCAGAACCAGTTTGACACGGAACAGGGCTATAAAGCCTATACCGCGGCCATGGATGAAGCCTACCGGCGGGCCCAGCTTGCCCAGAATCAGAGCCAGTATGAAGGGGATTTGGGCTATAAATACGCCAACCTTCAGCAGAACCAGGACCAGTTCGGGCAGGAAATGGGCTTCAAGGCATATACCACGGGGCTTGATGAAGCCTACCGGCGGGATCAGCTGGCCCAGAACCAAGGGCAGTATGACAGCGACATGGAATACAAGCGCTATATGGCGGCCCTGGATGAAGCATACAGGCGGGATCAGCTGGCCCAGAACCAGAGCCAGTTCGACGCCACGTTGGCGCTGGATCGGGACAAGTATGACTTCCAGGTGCGGCAGTATGAGGACGAACAGGCCAAGAAGAAAGGCAGCGGGAGCAGCGGCGGCGGCCAGAAATTGGGCGATGGGAAAAAGTTGCTGACGCCCAACATGGGCGGGTCGAGCGGGAACGCGGGCAACACGGGGAACACCGGGCTCCCGATCACAACCTACGGCAACGGCGTGCCGGTGACCGGAACCAAGGTGACGAAGACGCCCGAACAAATGCTGGCCGAGTACGGATTGACGCCGCCGGCATCCGCCGGGAAAACGCCGGTTTCCACAGGCTTCGGGACGGTGACGAAAAACCAGGATGAGATCCTGGCCGAAATCCTGGCCGAAGGCAAGAAAAACAAGAAAAAATAAGGAGGGAGCCACATGGCAAAGGGCATTTTTGACCGGTCGCTGCTTCGGCGGGACGATGAGGATGAGCAGAAAAAGCGCCAGCAAACGATGGGGAGCCAAGGGGCTCCCTCTCTTGCATTGGCGGGAACCGCTTCCGCTGCGAGAACACAGCAGCCGGTGAGCATCTTTGGCACCATGCCCAAAACGGAGAGCGTGAAACACATCACGCAGACGGATTCCATTGACTGGCGGAGGCCGTTTCAGAGCCAGCACCTGAACGATCTTTATAAAAATACCGTGCAGACATTGGGGAACGTACAGAACGTGCGCAACAAAAGCCAATTAAACCCGCTGGAGGACGCCTATAGCATCGTGAGCAGCTACGCGGACACGGTGCAGAGGAGCCATGGCCTTTTGGGCGATGGGAAAAAGGCGGCGGTAAAGCTGGCCGCGGGTGACAACGCCATGCGGGACATGCTGGAGGACACGATCAATAAATACAGGTACAGCGGCCTGACCACCCAGGAGCTGCGGGAAGAGCTGGACAAGACCGGCTATAAAAACCGGAATGAGCAGGAAGCGGAAACCCGGAGCAAGGTCGTGGAATTGGCCCGGGAAAACGGCTGGAGCGAAGAAAAGGTTGATCTGAACGGGCTGGCCCGGCAGGTTGGGGAATGGGGCGGCGAATCCCTGAACCCGCAGCAGGCGGCGGTGTGGCAGCAGGCCGTGCGTGACAATCCCTGGCTGAGTGACGCGAACCTTGCCTGGCTGGACGAGGATCAGCGGGCACGCCTGGATGCGTATGCCCAGACCATCGGGCCCAATGATGATGAGCTCTACAAAAGCGCGGATCAATATCTCAAGGATTACGACGAACTTTATACCACGGCCAAAGACCAGGAGCAGAGCGGCAGGCTGTACGCGGCCTATGGCTCCATGGCGGACGCCTGGGGAAACCTCAAAAACGCGGACGGGGAAACCCGGTATGCGCTGGAAAAAGCCGCGGAGGCGCTGCCCTGGCTGCAAACAAAGGAAGGCAACCTGACCGACGAGGAAAAGGCGCAGCTTCGCGCATACGGGAAGAGCCAGCAGGAGAAGTTAGACGAATATCGGGAAATCGTGGGCGGCCAGCAGCTCGACCGGAAACAGCAGTACCTGCTCAATCAGTACCGGCAGACGCCGGAGGGCGCGCGGGATTGGCTGGAGGACGCGAAAGGCACCGCGGAAGAAGAGGAAGCGAAGCGGAATGATTGGTTCGTGGAGCGCAGCAGCCATTACGCGGAAATCATGAGCAGGCCGGACTATGAAGAAATCTCGCAGATCAATCCTGACTTTTTGACGGAAGAGCACTACGCCAAAGTAAACGGCATGCGGCCTGCCAACCAGGAGGTTGACCCGCTGGCGGCCATGCCGTCCACGGTGCTGGTGAACGCGCTGACCACCAAGCAGACCAACCTGGAGCCGGAGGAAGCCAAGCTGTATAACGCAATCGCCAACACAGAGGGATTGGCGAAAGCCGAGGAATATCTGGATTACATGCAGTACGAATTAGGCGAACGCATGAACCGGAAAGCGGCGCAAGGCGTGTACGACGTGACACAAAAAGAAGGCGCGGAAGGCGTGGCCGGTGCTGTGGCGGCGTCGCTGCTGCAAATTCCAGCGGCGGCCATGCGGGGCGTTGGCTATCTGGATGTGATGGCGCAAAATGCGCGGAATGCCCTGGGCGGCGAATATCGGCCTGTGAACCGGGAAGGCGCGGCACAGCTTGCGGGCACCATCGAGGACGCGGCGCAGCAGGGCGTGATGGATCAGGTAGACTGGAACGTAAACCTTGGCGGCCATGACGTGGACGTGTTTGACCAGCTTTACGGCACCGGCATGAGCGGTGTTAAATCCCTGGCCAGCGGCGCGGCGGGGAACTGGGGCGGCGCTGCGATCCTGGGTCTTGGCGCGGCACAGAGCGCCATGCGGGACGCCTATGAGCGCGGCGGAAACGATACCCAGGCGGCGGCAGTTGGCACCCTGGCCGGGATCGCAGAAACGCTTTTCGAGCATGTGAGCCTGGAAAAATTTTATGACGAGGCCAAACACCTGGGAACCGGGAAAGTCCGGGACAAAATACTGAACGTGATTGCCCAGGCCGGAATCAACGCCAGCGAGGAAGCCAACACCGAAGCGGCCAACCTGCTGGCGGACTGGCTCATCATGGGCGATAAGAGCCAGGTGATCCAGGGCTATCAGGAGCGGAAAGCCCTGGGCATGGAGGACAAGGACAATCGGCAGCGGATGTTTGCGGACATTGCATGGCAACTGGGCGAAGCCGCGGCCGGCGGCGCGCTGATGGGCGGGGCCTTCGGAGCAATTAGTAATGTGACGAGCCAGCACGCGGCCAACAAGTTTGATAAAGAAAGCGGCGGCTATTTTTCCCAGGAGAACAAAGACCGGCTTTGGCGCATGGCCGAGGCCCTGGGCGGAGACGCGCAGACGCTTGCGGGAAAAGTGAGCGCGGACAAGGCGACAAATAAACAAGTTGGCCAGATGTGGCGCACGGTGGCCGAGAGCCTGCCAGAGCAAATGCGCAGCACGCTGACCGCGGCGGCGGCCCGGGACATTGCCGACCGGCTGGACGCGCTGCCGGAGAGCGAGAACAAGGGGCAGATCGCCGAGGCCGTGGCGGACATGATGATGGGGCAGGAGCTGGAGCCGAGCCAGATACAGCTTTTGGCCAGGGATCAGAACGCCATGGAGATGGTGGCCGATATCATGGGCGTTGCGGAGACGGAAGCAAAGCCAGCGGAGACCGCTGCGGAAACGCAGCAGACAGCGCCGGACGCTGCGGAAACGCAGCAGACAGCGCCGGAGGCTGCGGAAACGCAGCAAACAGCGCCGGAGGCTGTGCCGGAAGCCGCGGCAGCGCCGGGAGTGGAACAGGAAGCGCCGGAAACCGTGACGGTGGAAGCGCCGGAGGCTGTACCGGAAACCGAGGCAGCGCAGGAAGTGGAACAGGAAGCGCCGAAGTCTGCGCCGGAGCCTTACCGGATTAAGCGGGCCGACGGAACCGAGAGCAAGGTGAAAGGCATCAAGCGAGAAAACGGAATAATGCGGCTGGAATTGGAGGACGGCAGCAGCGCGGCGCTGGATGATATCGACACAGACGAAGGAAGCAGAAGCGTATTGACCCGGGCCGCGTTTTTGGAGGATGACAGAGCTGCCCAGGATATGGTCAAGCGTTTCCGGGGCGGCGACGCGGAGAGCGGCGATGATTACGCACACGGCTATGTCAAGGTCTACGATCAGGCCAGGAAGGGCAAGAACTTTGACGCGGTGAAAAGTCTGTTTGCCGACGATCTGAGCGACGAACAGCGCCGGGCGGCCTGGGAAGCCGGGAACGCACGGTGGCAGGCCGAGAGCGCGGAACGCAGGGAAAAAACCAAGGCGGCGGCGAAAGCGGCGGGATTCGCGGTACTCACCGACGAATACCGGCGAGGGAAAAACAGCGGGCTTTATGTGGCTGAGGCTGCCGACGGGCTGACGGACAAGGCCGGGAACGTACGGGAAGACGTGCGGGAACAGCTGAAAATCATTGATCAGTTCGCGCGGAAAGCCGGTTTGCAGGTTCGGGTTTACGATACATTGGAAACCACGGAGAATGCCCACTATGAGACGGGCACGAACGTGGTAAACCTGGCGCTTGACGCGGAACAGGGCGCGCTGGTGCGAACGGCGAGCCACGAGGGTTATCACTATATCGAGAGCTTTTCCAGGGATCAGGCGAACACGATCAAAAAATTTGTGCTGGACACTCTGGCGCAGAAAAACGGCTATGCGCTGGAGGATCGGATCAGCGAGGTGATGGAGCAGTACCAGGACGGCAACGGCCAGGTCATCACCCGGGAACAGGCGGAGAGCGAAATCGTGGCCGACAGCATGCTGGACGTAATTGGCAACGAAAAAACCATGCGGGAGCTGTTCAAGGAGGACCGCACGCTGGCCCAGAAAATCGGCGATTGGATCAAAACCACGGCGCAGCGGATCCGGGAACTGCTGAAAAACGTATCGAGGAAAAGCCCGGAAACCCAGGCGCTGATGGACGACGCGGAGTATATGGACAAACTGTCGGCGCTGTACGCGGAAGGCATCCGGCAGGCTCGAGACAATTACCAGCGCAGCAGCGACGGCCTGACGGCGGCGACCTATCAGGACGCAGACGTGCGCGCCTATGTGGACGCCATGCAGAGCGCGGCAACGGCGGAGGACGCCAAGGCGGAGCTGTACGGACTGGCCGGGAGATTGTATGCGCGGGCGGAAAAGGGCTGGATCAACGGCCACATGAACGAAGCCGAGGCCGGTTATGATCGTTTCGTGGAGGCTTTGAAAACCTATGGACGCGGGGAAATGGCCCTGGCCAACGCTCTGGAGCAGCAGGGCTTGGAGGCCCAGCCCTTTGAAATGAATCAGGCGCTGACCTATGCGGCGGTACGGCTGGCAAATGACCAGCAAATAACGGAGGGCGAAAAAATCGACGTGCCCAGCCGGGAATACAGCCTGCGCACCGACGCAGAGGAGCGCAGCCAGGCGGCTGCCGTGGAGAGCGTGCGGGAGGATTCGGAACTGTATGCCTACATGCGGCAGAATAAGGACGCGGCGGCGGCCCTGCGCATGGTGGAGCAGCTGCACAAGCTGACAACCCAGGGCGGCGAGGACGCCATGATCAAGCCGGGCGCCTGGGAAAAACGGCTCTCCGAAATCGCCGGGAAAATGCTGGAGGCCACGGGCAGCAAGTACAGCAAGCGGAAATTGATGGGCGATCTGCGGAAAATCTACAGCGCCATGGACAGCGCGGATTACAGCGCCGGGGACATTCTGGAATACGGCAAACAGGCCATGCAGGCCATGCTGGAGGCCGCGCCGGGCACCCTGGTGGAGCTGGACGACAGCAGCAAAGAGATTCTGCGCATTCTGCGGACCAGGGCCTTTTCGCTCTCTGAGGGGCAGAAAAGTGAGATCCGCGGCACCTATGGCAGTGTGAGCGATTACACGCGTAAGAATTTTGGCAAAATGAAAATCCGGCAGGAGGCCGCCAACGTGGCCACGCTGGAGGACGTGTGGCGGGAGGACTTGCAGCGGCTGGCTCCGGGCACCTTTGCCGAGGACGCCAACCCCGCGGATATGCCCGGCATCCTGGACGCCTGGATGGAGCACGCCCGGGAAAAGCGGTTTGACGGCAGCGGGTACGGGGCCAATATTGGCGCGTATGCCACGGAGCAGGCATTGAACGCCATGCTGGATTATTACAGTTTACCAGAACAGATTGGGCCGAATGAAAAAATTATAAAGCTGCACGAGGAAAACCGTGAAATGTTTAACCGCGTGCAAAGGATCAGAAATCAAGCAAGAAGCAGCGTGAACCGGGCGCAAGTAGCCTATGAAATGCGCTACAAAAGCCGCATTGAGAGCTGGCAGGAACGGAGGGAAACAACCGAACGGAAGCAGCAGCTGCGGGACCGGATCGCCCGGGACGTGAGGGCCATCAACACCATGAACACGAAGGCAACGGATCAGCGGCACGTGCCGGAGGAAATGCGCAGCGCGGCGCTGGCTGCCGTGCGGCCGTTTTTGGA